GTTTTCTCAAAGGAAAAAAGCACTTTCTTTTGAAGATGCCGTGAAGCGCACAAAGGAAAAACATGCGGAAATTATCAAGAGGCTTGAGGATAACTAATGGATCTGGTTTTTCTCTCCAAAGATGAAGTGGAACGTATCCACGCTGAAACACTCCCGCAAAGTGGAAACGCCAACGCCGGATTACTTGAAGGTGCATTGAACCGCGTCCAGAATTTGCACTTCTATGAAGGTGTTCATGATATATACACTCTCGCCGCTATGTATCTAATCGGCATAGCAAAGGCACATGCCTTTCATGACGGCAATAAGCGCACAGCATTTCAGGCTGCATCTATCTTTTTGATGATGAATGGTTCCGAGTTATCACGTTCTCTTTTACTGGTTAAATTAACGGTTTTTGCTGCGATGGGTGCGGCTAGTCTGGAAGAGATAACTTTCTCCCTTAAACTTCTATCTGATTGTGGGAATGACCTTATTAATGACTATGAAGAAGACTATATTTGATAGATGAAGATTAGTGCCTAGATAGTATTAACCTAAGAGGGAATTTACTTATGAGAATTACAGCACCAATTAAAAGTTTTGCCAATGGATTTAGTGAAGATGATGATATTTTTAATCGCAAAAAACTCCATAATCTAATTATTAGAGTTGCAACGAACGCACCAGACAAAAGCTTAGTGCTCGCTCTAGATGATAAGTGGGGAAATGGGAAAACCGCATTTGTAAAAATGATGTCCTCTGAAATTAAAAGTAATCATTCAGAAAAATTTGATGTGATTTATTTTGATGCTTTTGAACATGATTATCAATCAGATCCATTCGTCGCATTAACATCCAAAATCTATTCACTAATAAAAAAAGATGAAGGGAAGCTTAAAGATTTAGGACATGAGTTACTTTCTATTGGTAAAAAACTTGGTGCTTCTTTCGCCTTAAATGGAGCGAAATTTGCTGTTAGCACCCTTACAAGTGGGCTAGTAACTGGAACTACTATAGAAAAAGCCTGTGATGTTATTAGTGATTCTCTCTCATCCCCTATTGAAAACTATATTGAGGAGAAGATAAAAACCAGCGAAAATGAGTTAGCTAGCATTGAACAATTCGGCACACTGCTTACTAAAATTCATAAAGAAAGCGAAAGAAAAATAATTTTCATAATTGATGAACTCGACAGAGCTCGCCCTGACTTTGCATTAGATTTACTTGAAAAGATAAAACATATATTCTCAGTTGAAGGATTTATATTTTTATTGGTTATCAATCGTGAACAATTCGAAAAGAGCATCGAATGTCGCTATGGTAATATTAATGCCCGACTATATCTCAATAAATTTATCCATTATTGGTTTGCGCTACCTAAAAAAAGCATTTTTTCTCAAGGATGCCAAACTGGATATCAACATTCGACACTAACTCAATATCTATTGAGCCTAGACAAGGGGAATAATTTACTTTCAAGAAATGGCTCTCTCGTTAAAACACTTGCATATCTTCTGGAAATAAACAACTGTTCATTGCGTGAAGCTGAACGTTGCTATTCAACCTTTGCAGTGATGGCAGAACCTAGCGAAATACATAATTATCAACATGAAGTATTTCATGTCGGAATCGGGTTAGTTGCGTTCTTAAAAGTCTTTGATCAATCATTGCTTACCAATATAGCTCGTAAAAACATAACAACAGCGGGTGTATTAAATAGCTTATCAATAGCGGAAAACGCAAGAGATATCACAGAGGTTTATTATATTATTCTGTTACTAGATTATCATTTTGCAACCGATGAACAATTAGCTGAAGCGGACATGCAACAGCTATATTTATTTATGACTGCAATACCTGGCAGACGTATTACGTGGTTTGAAACCATGTATGACATGATAGAAGGTTTTACCGTAAGCCGATAACAGTTACGCGAGAGATAATTTAGCGTTCTGTTTATTCGATTACATTTTCAGTTGATAAAGCTGCCCTCATTCAGTATACGAGGGTACTTGCTTAATACTCAACCCACAATTATTCTCGAGTACAGCGCAACCCCTGTTTGTGGTAACTCTTTGTCAAAAAGCTGAAACGCGATAAAGAACAATTCGTTTTAGAACACCTTCAACAATAACAAACCCGCCTGTTAAGGCGGATTTGTTTTCATACTTGCTGGGAATATAAGTAACTTTCATGCGTTAAAAACAAATCAATTTCATCCAACAATATATCAATGGCTTTTTTAACAGCATCTATATAATTTTCAATATTTTCCTGTGTAGGTAATATTGAATTTTCACCATGCGCTATACAATTTCTCACTTGTACTAAACGATCTAAAATATTCACCACATCTAGAAAACGTTCATAATTAAAATCAAACATTTGACATAGCTCCTTTAAAACCTCGCTATGCAAGTTAGCCCTCGTTTCTATTCTGGTTTTAAATTTAACTGTGTTTTTTAATAATTCATTAAATTTATCTGTGAAAGCACATCTTTGTTCAAATGATTGTTTACCACTTAAACTTCTATAAGAATCACCTAGGCCAACAACCACAAGCCTGGTTGGGATTTGCAATGGTGTTAGACCGAGCGTGTTTAGGTGTTGTAACAGCATTTTCAAAGAGCTAACAACAAAACCTTCCCAATTGGCATAAATCATAGGCACACACATACGTCCCCACAATTTCTCGTCAACTTGATGTGGGTTTACTCTAAATTTTGCAAATTCCCCATCCCTCCAGGAATTTGTTTCATTAATTTCCTCCACTAAACTATGCACTTCTGAATATCTCTAGGGCACGATCCATACGTTGACGGATACGTGTTGTTGAAAATGCCAAGACACTAACCGCTTGGTATTCCTCATCAACTAAGAGCATATTAATTGCATGAATTATTCTCTCTTCATTTCCCTTAATAGTATTAAATACTTTTGGTAAAGCATAGGAAATTGAGTCAAACAAATGTAAAGCAAATGGACCTTTAGGTCTAAAAATCGACTTGCCATTATTTATCATCAGAAAATCGATTAAATCAACAAATGATTGCTTTTCAAATTCCAAATCAAAGGCATATTCACCCTTTGATACAACCCTCATAAAATCAGAAAGGAAGTTCGGTACAGTTGTTTTAAAATCTGCATTAAAATGCTTAAATGCAAAATATCTTAAAACAAGCTCTTCAAGGAACATTTCTTCTTTTTTAGTTGGAGAAGGGCTTATTAAATTTATGAAATTAGGCATGACAGCTATATCACGTAGAATCTGATTAAGATCAACTGGATAGGAACGGAATATACAGTTCCTTATTTCTTGATCTGATAAAGGGCTCGCTCCAGTATTAAGCCGATTAAATAACTCATAACGGATATCTTCATTACTATCCCATCGAACTATTTCCACTCGGCAAACTGCTCTTTTGATAGTTGTTTTTAGCCTAATAGGTAAATTATTAATATTAATATTAGCTAACTCTGCAACCATTTCACCTTCACAAAGCTGGAGATTATTTTTTTCGGGGAAGTTAGCAAGAACACCGAAAAAAGAAAATATAGTTGAAATTCGCTGTAGGCCGTCGACAACTTCCCATTTTCCTTTATCATCTTCTGCAACGAAAATTGGTGGAATAGGAATGCCTAATAATACTGACTCAATGAATCTTGTTTGTTGGAAATTTGACCAGCGAAATGCCCTTTGATATTCGGGAGTGATAAACAAATCTCCATCCTCGTACATATTCATCAGCTCACCAAAAGACATATCTAAGCGGTCAGCTTTTAAAGAGTTTCTTTTCTTAGTTATAACTTCTTCAATATCTACCATAGCTGCTCCATCAACCCTCTAACAAATTGAAATATAATCATTTATAAAATCATAGCGCTTATCGTCTATAATTGCAGGTCATATAGACGAGAAACAATGCCTTTGCAAGATATTAAATTGCTAAAAAGTAGCAAGCATATCTTGTAAGTATATGAAATAATTGAATTATCATTGACATTGATATTTAACAAAAAAATCTATCTGCCCAACAATTTTTTGTATTCGCCGAAGGGATCGAACCTGATTTTGGTAATGTCGGCCCCATGGGCGGCCTGCATATGCTCCCAAAGATTGTTGATACGCTGCGCCTGCGATGAGTTTTGGCTACTCGTTAAATCGCCGTCTTTTGTGGCACGGTAAACCCGGCCCCCCACAACCATGCTTCCACCCTGCAATAGGGAAATAGCCTGCATCCGGCTTATCGCCAGGCGCTGCAATGCTGACTCGGTCACAATACGCTCGATGGCCGGAGCCATTTGTTGTAGCCGGTTATTTTCAGCAGCAAATTTGGCGCGTGTTTTATCCACGGCGGCACGCCACGCGACATCCAAATCACTGCCTGGGATATAAGGAGAATCATTTTTTGGCCGTTCCGGTGGAGCTTCCCGCAGGCGCCGTAATAGCCTGCGGCGTGTCGCATCATCCATGGCCTCAAAATCGGTTATTTCCTCCTCTGACTCATCTGTCATAGCCTCTGCGGCCGGCATTAAATCGGTGTTTTTTTCGTCGTCCGTAGAGTTATTGACAGAACTCCAAGCGCCGCCCAGGGTCGGCGAGGAAACAGCACCCCCCAAATCAGGGGCGCGGGTTGCCGCTGTATCCGGGTTTGATTTGGCGCGAATCTTCCACTTAACAAGACGGGTACAAATTCGGGAGGCCTCCCCCAGGAGCGGCGACCAGACACCGAAAACCTTATCCGGGATTTCGCAATAGGCATTCATTTCATCAGCTGGCTGATAGGCCAGGCGAACGATGTAGCATTCGCGGGGGACTAGCACGCCGCCCTGATAGTTGATGTAACTGGCAAAGCAACCCACATCCGCAGCCGCGCAAACTGCATCCATTGCAGGATCGGCAATCAAGGCCGCGCCGCGCCTGAATGTGTTAGCAATCTTCTGTTGGGCCACAAGCTGATTGCTCAGTTTTCGCAGCTCGCGATAAACGGTAACGGGAGGCTGGCCGATGGGCTGAAACTGCCGCAGTCGGTGAAGGGACGCCCACGCCATCGCGTATTTAGCTGTTTCATTCAGCGGCCTGCCGCTTTCCGTATCCAGCTCGCCCGCGAGCGCGTGCCCGTCAATATTCTTTGAAATGTATTTCGCAATGTAGGCCGTGGCAGAGCCTTTGCTCGGGTCCATTTTTTTGGCCTTGAATCTGGCGCCCGTATTGCGGCCCAGTTCCTCACGATCTACGGCAATAAAATATCTGCGCAGTATTTCGACCATGGGTTTCATTTCAGACTTAGGCATGAATAAAAGGGCGTGCCAGTGCGGGGTTCCATCATGATGCGGCTCGGCCACGCGGAATCCGTAGGGACGCAATTCTTTGCGCTTAAGTGCCGACGTCGCCCGGCTCCACATCCGGCATAAATAGCGCTGGGCTTCGGCAACGGTCGAATGGTTCCACTTTGCGTTATGGTGCCCGGACTGAATATTGCTGTGATATTTCGACGGGCAAGTAATCGTCAAGAAAACGCCCACATCACCGCGCTGCTGGGCGACAAGCTCCACGCCAGCCATGCGGGCCATAAGCTCATGGCGGCGTATGGCTGGATTAGAGGTGGACTTATTAATCATGTCCTCAAGGGATGAGATGTTGCCGTCTTCGTCTACAAGCTCATGGTTTTTGAAAAACTCACGATTTTTGCGGCGCTGTTCCTGCCATTCGGCCAGGCTTGAGGCGCTAACGTAGGCGTGCGCTTTTTTATGTACTGCGCCTGCTGCGCGTAACTGATTCTCGCGCCAGTCGCAACGCAGCCGCCAGATTTTGGTTCCCCACCAGTCAGGTGAACTCATTCGCAATATCGCGACGAATATGCGGTCGCGGTCAAATTCTTTCGCCCAGGCTGGAGGGGTAACGCGCAGGGCCAGCATTTCGCGGCCAAGATGAGCATAAATCCAGTTCAATTCTTCATCGCTCATCGTATCGAGATCGAGATTCAGGGCGGCGCATTCCGTATCGAACATTTCCCGCAGGCGCCCGGCTATCTCATGTGCAGCACTCAGGGCCTCACGTTTGGTAAACTCAGCCAGGTGCGACCAGCGGCCCCGCCAGTACGCGGCCAGCTCACTGGACGCATCATTCGTGATGCCCTGCCGGGAACGAACGACATCAAGACGCAGTAATGATTTTTTCACGGTGCCCATGAAAAAATCGTTAACGTGTCGGGTTTCGCGGTTGACCTGCAGCCATGTGATTTTCTTGCGCCACACTTCGCGGATAAAGAACGGCTCACTATTCAGACGCGTTTCCACGCCTTCCGGGGTTTCAGCCCACGCCGCCGCAGCGGCGCGAGCGACGACGCTGTCTTGATCGACAATTTCCTTAAAGATTTGAAGGGGCAGCCCGCGAGGTTCGTATTTATCCAGGGCATTAATTAAGGCATTGCGATCCCGTACATCGGCAGGGTTATAGAAGCACTGGCGCTAACCGAGCGGTTAACATTGATTTCGTGGAAATTAAACGCCTGATAAATTTCGCGGGTTTTCGGGGTGTCGCTATTGGAAAGCACGACGGGGACGCCGTGTTCGCGGTTTGCAGCGAGCAAGGCCGCGGCTAATTCGCGATGCTCATTCTCTGCAAATGGCGTGCTGTGGTACTGGGTGAAGTTGGCGGTTTCGCTGGCCGG